TGATAGCGAGTATTTATCATGTTTTGAGGCAAATGCAGAAAATCGGACAAGGCATACTGTTTGCAAAGATAGCTGGAAAATCCAATCCGGAGTTTATCATGTTGGAGATGCGGACCTTGCACTTATGAAGAAGCTCGCTAAGGCTGGGCCGAGTCATGCGAAGTATCGTCGGTTTATTACGGTGACGATGGACGTTACGGGGCCGCTGTACTGGTGGAAGGAGATGGATACCTACAAGGTTGGTACTGTTGGAAACTCCTGCTCCACCATGCACAAGATTGCAGATAAGGAATTTGAGCTGGAGGATTTCTCTATTGAACACCTCTATCCTGGGACACTGCCTACATTTAAAGCTATTCTCGCTGAGCTTAATTGCCATCGGTATGGATATTTGCATACCGACTATAAAGAAGACTGGTGGCAGATGATCCAGCTGTTGCCGAGCTCCTATAACCAGAAGCGGACGTTGCTTGTCAATTATGAGGTACTTGCCAATATTTACCATCAGCGAAAAGGGCATAAACTTGATGAATGGCGGACGTTTTGCGAGTGGATTAAAGGGCTGCCGATGAGCGAGATCATTACTGGGGAGGAGACTGACATTGACAGCGAGACCGTCGAGAAATTGGTGGATTGCGGAAACGTCTATCCTATTTCATCAGAAGAATGCCGCGATCTTATGAAAGGGGACTCGAATGACTAAAATCGGAAAACTTTATATTTGTGACCGATGTGGGAATACTGGATTTGCCGGATATATCGGTGGAATTGATCGGTCGGGGTGGATTGATCCTTTTGGTAAATTTGAAAAACTCGAAGGCTGGGGGATCTGGGAGGGGAGAACCCTGTGCCCGGATTGTGCCAAAGAGTATCATCAGAGGCTCAAAGGCTTTTGGAAGGAGAACGGTGACGGCAATGGCTCTGATATTGTTGGATGATGAGCAGGTGAAGGATCTGAGCAACGGACAATTGGTAGCATATGATCCGTGCACAATCATATGGACAAGGAAGAACTACGACGAGTTCACTAAACTCGTAAACAAAAATTTGCCAAAAATGTTAGGAGACGAAGAGAATGGCAGCAATTGATATTCAGAATAGTGGCATTTATAACTATATTTATACTACCAATGGCTGCATTGAATGCATTCATGCCGGAGTATGCAAATACAATAATGATGAGGATGAGTACATAGTTGCTTACAGGAAAAAGATTGTTGATCTTCAGAAAGGATATAATATAGGCCGCGATCTTGCAGATATATTGCGCGGCGCTCATATGGTTTGTGAAATCAAGTGCCCGGACTATAAAAGAAGGGAAAAAGTGTAATGCCAATCAGTGGGGAAATTAAAGAAATCGTGGCTTGCGAAAATCTGCGGTGCCTGGATTGTGCCAAAGAGTATCATCAGAGGCTCAAAGGCTTTTGGAAGGAGGAAAAGTAATGACTGTACGTGAATTTATGGAGATGGGTCTTCCGGGAGTAAATTGGGTTAAACTTGCGAAGCCGATATTTGATGAAGATGGAAAGCAACTTAGATTTGAGGTGTACACTAATTGGATTAAGACGGATGGAAATGATAAAATTCCTTTCACGGACCTCAATCGACTGATTGTTAATTGGGCAATACAAAGTATATCGACGAGCTCTAATGATGCCGGAATTCTCTTATATACTGTGAAAGGAGAATGATATTTATGCCTGTGGATGAGGAAGTTAAGAAGATTGTCGATGAGGCGGACTGTAGATGTCCTGTATGTGGACAGAAAGTCGTAGCCAAAATCAAGGGTGATGCAAAGCATGGATGGTATTTGTGCTGTAAATGTGCGTTTTGCGGCTGGGTAAACGACGGAGAAAACTATGCCTAAGGAGGGCTGAGTATGATTGATTTAAAGTTTGATAAGAAGGATCTTGATATGGTTCTTGAGTGCCTTGATGACTTGAAGTATGCGTCGTGCAAAGAGGCAGTGGCAGATCATTACTTTAAGGGCGCGCCAAGGGTCACCACTGATATTCATGGGATTATGTTCATGTATAAGCAAAAGAGAGAACGCTATATTGAGCTCTATATGAACGCAAATCCCAATCAAAAGGATTACTTCCGCTGCCCGAAATGCAAGCGGATTCTTAATGTTGATTTGGATTGGAAGTTCAAAGACGAATACAAATTAGGTCATTGCACAATTGTAGGTGGTGAGCCAGGCAAGCGCGAAGAGGTTTTCTACTGTAAAGATTGTGGTTGGACCGGGGAAGAAGCGCCGTTTGAGGAGGTGAAAGAAGGTGGAAATCAGGCAGAATAAGGTCACGAAGGACGTACATCTCTCGCTGAGAATCGGAAAAGATGACCTTCGGAAACTGAAAACAGTGGCATTTTGGAGCAAAAAATCGACTTCTGAGGTCATTCGAGACACGATAGAATTGGCGTACAAAGTCGAAAAAATGAAGCATCCGGACTGAAAAATGTAGCACAAAATGAGGCCTTTTGTAGCACAAAAATGGAGTGTAGCACAAAAAATAAAAATGTGCTACAAAAATAGGGCAAAATGTAGCACAAAATTTTTGAGGCTGCAAAAGGAGGCCGTTTCATAGGAAACTCATGAAAAAGCCTCAAATTATGCCATATTTAGCATAAAAACAAGCATTTTGTAGCACAAAAATCGAATGTAGCACAAAAAAATTGCAAAAATTACCCTATTTTATTTATATATATGAAATTATGCTAAATATAGCATAAATAGTAATATATAATTAAAAATCCAAAATTTTTTCAAAAATTTGTGCTACATGTGCTACAAAAGTTTTGAAAGGAGATAGACCAGTGAGCCGAGAATCTAATTTGATGGACGAGTATATGCACCAGGTGTATTTATATTTTCCTGGTTTGTTAGGTGAAGTTGTACACGCCAGAGAATATGTTCACTTGATGCTGTTACTTGAAACCAAATCCAAGTATGATTATTTTTATAACCTGACAAACAATGTTCTGATCCCGATCCCGAAAAGTGATCAGGATTTGGACAAGGGAAGCTTTAAACGGATATTTGGAGTGCTGCTTCGCCGAGCTCTTGAACATAGTGGATTGACGCAAGAAGAACTGAGTGAAAAAACTGGCATCCAGCAGGCTCGTATCTCGGATTATCTTTACGGCAAGCATTTTCCGAGTTTTTACCAGATCGATAAAATGGCAAAGGCTATGAACTGCAGTGTGGAGGATCTGCGTTATGTGAAGTAAAAAAGTTTACAATTTCCTTGTTGCGGTGGACTGATATTTTGACTATACTGAAAATGTCCGAGGAAACTACACAAGGAGGTTAAGCAATGGGATTGTTCAATAAGAAACGGAAATCAGAAGTTACGGAAGTAGATGTCTACACAGAACATGGTAATGAGATCCATGTCTTCGATGGGCCGGATGGTAAAGTGGAAGTAAGCAAAGTCCACATGGCTAACTTCCTGCCGACCGGCGAACAGTGGTGCCCGCATTGCCATGTGCAGTGTGAGAAGCGTGATGGCGGAGAATGGTTTGAATGCCCTGAGTGCGGTTACAGTATTACTGCCGAGGATGCAGAACTGTTTGGCAGCTATCCGACGGAGTCATCCACTTACGATTGATGATTACTGCTGAATATTGATATTTTCCCCTACGGCCTGTGCTAAAATGCATGGGCCTTTTGTTTTGCCCTGATTTCGGCCTTGGGTTCGCGAAAAAAACATGGTGTATTATGAGAGAGATAATATGTCCCGTTTTTAACTGTTTTTGGCAGTTTTCAAGGCATATTGTCTTTTGTTTTGCAAAGGAGAAGGCCTTATGGCAAAAGAAAGCAAATTTCAGAAGGGTCTCATTGATGATCTGAAGAAACGCTTCCCTGGCTGTATGGTGCTGAAAAATGATGCCAATTATATTCAGGGCATCCCGGATTTGATGGTTTTGTACAAAGACCACTGGGCAGCTCTTGAATGCAAAAAGGCGGAAAATGCGAACCACCAGCCAAATCAGGATTACTACGTTGAGCGAATGGCAGAGATGTCGTTCGCTCGTTTTGTTTATCCTGAGAACAAGGAGGATGTTCTGAATGAACTTCAACGATCATTCGAAACTTAGAGGGCAGCATGCCTTTCTGGGTGCCAGTAAGTATCACTGGCTGAACTACGACCCCAACAAGATTGCGGAAGCCTACCGCAACTTTCTTGCCGTGGCGATGGGGACCAGACTGCACGAGTATGCAGCGGAATCCATCGATCTCGGTCAGCGGCTTCCGAAGTCTCACAAAACGTTGAATATGTATGTCAATGACGCGATCGGTTTTAAGCTTAGACCTGAGCAGGTTTTATATTACTCTCCGAACTGCTTTGGCACTGCCGATGCAATTGACCTGCGCGGTGATTTGCTGCGTATCCATGATTTGAAGACCGGCAAGGTTCCGGCACATATTGAACAGCTGATGATCTATGCAGCGTTGTTCTGTCTTGAGTACGGTATCAAGCCGTCGGATATTGACACGGAGCTTCGCATCTATCAGAGCGATGATATTCTCGTGGAGAAGCCAGACCCCAATGATATTCTGGCAATCACCAAGAAGATCATCGAGGCCGATAAAGTCATTGAACAAGTCAAAGAAATGGAGAGTTGAGCTATGTACCAGGATAAACCACCGATCGAAGATGTAATGATCCACTATGGTGTCAGTGTCATGGATGGCGCTCCTGGCCGTGGCTCTGGCCGATACCCCTGGGGGTCCGGCGAGAACCCGAATCAGAGAACCGATACGTTTTTGAGCCGGTATCGTGAGTATGCTGGTCAAGGGCTTACAGAGAAAGAGATCGCTGAGAAGATGGGCACTACGACCACCAAACTCCGTGTTCAGCTCTCCTATGCCAAAAGCCAAAAGCGTATGCAGATGGTGGACCAAGCAAAGACCTTGCGCAAAGAAGGGAAGAGTCTGAATGAAATTGCTGAAATTATGGGTTTTGATAATGATTCTTCGGTACGTTCTTTGCTGAATGAGAATGCGGAGACCCGTATGCGGCAGAGTACGGCTACGGCTGATAAGCTGCGCGAACTGATACAGGATAAGGGCTTCCTGGAAGTGGGTCTTGGTGTTGAGCAGGAACTCGGTGTATCACGAACGAAGCTCGATCAGGCTTTGTATATGCTCGAGTTGGAAGGGTATAACATCTATAATCGCCGTATTCCGCAGGCTACCAATCCTGCACAGAAGACGACTCTGAAGGTGCTGACACCTCCGGGGACCAAGTACAGCGAGATCTATGATGCTTCGAAGATCCATTCTGTGGGTGACTATGCGATCTCCTACGACGATGGCGAGACTTTTCATAAGCCGTTTGAGTTCCCGTCCAGCATGGACTCTAAGCGTTTGATGATCAACTATGCTGAAGATGGTGGCCTCCAGAAGGATGGCGTTATTGAGCTTCGGCGTGGGGTGAAGGATCTGGATTTGGGTGACTCCAAGTATGCGCAGGTTCGCATCCTTGTGGACGGAACACACTACCTGAAGGGCATGGCCGTTTACGCGGATGATTTGCCGGATGGTGTGGACGTTCGGTTCAATACAAATAAAACCAAGGATGTTCCAATGATGGACGTTCTGAAGAAAGTCAAGCGCGATAAGGACGGCAATGTTGATCGGGATAATCCGTTTGGTTCTCTCATCAAGGAAAAGGGCGGTCAGAGCTATTATCTTGATGATAAAGGAAAAGAACATCTGAGTCTCATCAACAAGCGTGCCGAAGAGGGCGATTGGGGCGAGTGGGCCGATAAGCTTCCTTCCCAGTTCCTGGCCAAGCAGCCGATTGCTTTGATCAATCGCCAGCTTAAGATCGCTATTGAGGATAAGCAGGCAGAGTTTGATGAAATCAGGTCTCTTACTAACCCCACTGTTAAGCGCAAATTACTCGAGGATTTTGCTGACGGATGCGACAAAAATGCAGTTACGTTACAGGCAGCGGCCTTGCCGAGGCAGAAGTATCAGGTGATTTTACCGCTTAATTCCATTAGTGAAAATGAGATCTATGCTCCAAACTTTAATGACGGAGAAACCGTTGCACTGATTCGGTACCCTCATGGCGGTCTGTTTGAAATCCCTATTTTGAAGGTCAATACTAAGAACACTGAGGGTAAACGTGTCATTGGTACAAACCCGAAGGATGCAGTTGGTATTAACTCTAAAGTCGCCGAACGCTTGTCCGGCGCTGACTTTGATGGTGATACCGTTATGGTTATTCCGTTTGGCAAAGGCTATAAGATCGCATCCCAGCCCGAATTGGAGGGGCTTAAAGGCTTTGATCCTAAGGTTGAGTATAAGATTCCGGCAGGCGATACCAAAACCAAGCGAATGACTGATGCCAATACTCAGAAACAGATGGGTGTCGTATCTAATCTAATCATGGATATGACTCTTGCAGGTGCCAGCACTGAGGAGCTTGCTCGTGCAGTTCGGCATTCCATGGTGGTTATTGATGCCAAAAAGCATGACCTTGATTACAAGCGCAGCGAATCTGATAATGGCATTGCCGAATTGAAGCGCAAGTATCAGGGGCATTTCGATGAGAATGGTCAGTATCATGAGGGTAGTGCTACTCTGATCACGAGGGCAAAGAGTGAGATCTCTGTTCCTAAGCGTCAGGGCAGCGGCGTGATCGATCCTGAAACCGGTAAGAAAACCTACAAGACAGCGGATGATCTCTACTACGAGACCAGCCGTGTAAATAAGAAGACTGGCGAGGTCATCACCAAACAGAAGATGCGCACGCAGCAGTCTACCAAGATGGCTGAGACCGATGATGCCTATACCCTGGTATCCTACCGCCGTACCAAGGCCGAGCTTGCTTATGCCGAATATGCGAATAAGCTGAAGTCTTTGGCAAATGAAGCTCGTAAAGAGATGAAAGCCACCGGCACCCTGAAGTACAGCCCTGAGGCCAAGAAGGCTTACGAGCCGGAAGTTACCCGGCTCCAGTCTGCCCTGGCCCTTGCCAACTCGAATAAGCCCCGTGAACGTCAGGCACAGGTCCTCGCTAACGCCCGTATCAAGGAGAAGATCGAGGCCGATCCTGACCTTGCCAATGATAAGAAGATGCTCAAGAAGGTATCCCAGCAAGCTATAGTTGCCGCCCGCCAACAGGTGGGGGCTAAGCGCCATCCCATTACCATTAGTGATAAGGAATGGGAAGCCATTCAGGCAGGTGCTATTTCGGACAATGTGCTGTCCCAGATTTTGGATAGCGCTGACATCGATAACTTGCGGCAACGCGCAACGCCTAGAGCGAACAACGAACTTAGCAATGGCAAGATTGCATTGATTAAAGCTCGTGCTGCTTCTGGTTATACAAACGCACAGATTGCCGAAAGCCTCGGCATTTCTGCTTCTACTGTGAGTAAATACTTGAACGCTTAAGGAGGTGAAGTCTTATGGTTCAGTACATGTTGACTACTTACGATAACCCATACAATCCGTTCCAGGACTTCTCCAAGTGGTTCTTGTGGGACACGGAAAAAGGGTACAATTCGTGTGCATATCTTGCTCGTGTTGCAGCTGATTCTGATTCTTTTGATGAGAAAGAAGAAAATGCTGCTATTGAGCAAGCAATTGATGAAATCATTTCTGCTGACTTTATGAATGTTTATTGTAAACTTCGTTTTGATGGCGAGAAAACAGATTTTGTTGATGTGAAGAGAGAAAATGTAGTAAATCAAACAGCTTAACCGCACTATAGACATTGTTTAACCATAGGGAGGGGGTCGTGTTTTTAACACCCCCTCCCTACATCGCGGCCCTCCTTGATATTTCTCCGGGGGAAGAATTTGGGAAAACAGCTTTAAACCGGCTTGTGGACCCTTTTATATTTCCTCCGGCTTTTTGTAGTGGTATGTAGGTTTCTATGACTGTCTTAGAGTCAAAACCTCCTTTATTTCTCCTTTCTGGGGTTATCTACACCCCTACATACCACTACAAAAAGCCGGAGAATCTGACAAGAAAGGAGTCGGAAACAGTTGAGAAGAGCAAAGACTACCAATGAATCTGGCTCGAAAAGGACGATTAGACCGGCTCTGACGCCGGAAGCACGGGAAAACCAGCTGATTGAGCTGGCTATGGATCTTGCGGAGAAGCGAATCCTTGAAGGAACAGCTTCCAGCCAGGAGCTTACCCACTTTTTAAAACTTGGCTCCCAGAAAGCACGGCTCGAGAAGGAAGCACTTGAGAAGCAGATCGAGTTGATGGAAGCCAAGAAGAATAATCTTGCTGCTGCAGCCCAGATGGGTGAGATGTACGAGGAAGCTATTAAGTCTATGAGACGGTATAGCGGCCAGGGAGAAGAAGATGCTTAGGACATACACAGAGCTATGCGGATATTCTACCTTTGAGGAACGCTATGAGTACCTTAGGCTCGATGGTGAAGTCGGAGCGGACACATTTGGGTTTGACCGTTACTTGAACCAGATATTTTACCAGAGCGAAGAGTGGAAACAACTGCGAGACCGCGTGATTGTACGGGATGGCGGATGTGATCTTGGAATGGAAGGGCATGAGATCAATGGATTTTGGAAGAATGGTAAGTATGTTCGGCCAAAAATTCTGATCCACCACATGAACCCTATCTCCAAAGAGGATATCCTGAAGCGAAGCGATCTGCTTTTGAATCCTGAGTATCTGATCACCACGATTACACGGACACACAATGCTATACATTATGGGGACGCGGATCTTTTACCGAGAGGCCCCGTTACGAGGGCACCGAATGATACATGCCCCTGGAAACGAGGTTGAGTATGGAAAGTATCCTAAACACCATCAAGAAGAAGCTGGGAATCGCCGAGGATTATGACGTGTTTGATACCGACATCATTGTAGACATCAATTCCGTCTTTTCGATCCTTACCCAGCTGGGGGTAGGGCCAAAGAACGGGTTTTCTATCAATGATGCATCGGAGACATGGGACATGTTTATCCCTGATGACCCGAGGATGAACGATGTGAAGACCTACATGTACATGAAAGTACGGCTGCTCTTTGATCCACCTACCAGCAGCGCAGCTATTGCCTCGATGGAAAAGCTGATCTCTGAGTTTGAGTGGCGGTTGAATGTGGCAGCAGAGACCTGTGATTGCAGCTGACGAGGAGGAATCAAAATGTGGTGCTATAGAGACTATGATGAATTGTATCATCATGGCATTCTCGGCATGAAGTGGGGAGTCAGACGATACCAGAACAAAGATGGCACTTTGACCCCGGCTGGCCGGAAGAGGTATGGTGATGGGGAAGATGATACTTCGGCCAATGAAAGCATTGAGCAAAAGAAAGAGCGAATCCGGAAATCCAGAAATGCAAAAAAAGTGTACGACAATGCTGGGCTCTTTGACGATAAGGAACTGACAGAGATTTACAGCCGTTTGGCTGTTGAGAAGAAGATCAAAGACCTTATCCCGAAAGAGAAGAACAAGGGAAAAGAATTTATTGACAAAGCCCTTGCTGCAACTGACACGGCTAACAAGGTTCTAGATAGCGGTACAAAACTGTACACTAACATCGACAAGCTGATGAAGCTGATGGATGAGCAGAGTAAGAAGAAATAAGGAGACATTATGGCACTCTCGAATACTGCCGTACCGAGATACTACGGCCAGTTTCGGGAGGCCGTAATCCGGGGCGAAATACCTATCAGCCGGGAAGTAGAGCTGGAGATGCACCGGATCGATGATCTGATTGCTAATCCGGGCATATATTACGATGATAAAAAAGTTGAAGGCTGGATCTCTTTTTGCGAGAACGAGTTAGTCTTGACTGACGGTTCTGATTTGCATCTGCTGGATACCTTTAAGCTATGGGGCGAACAGGTGTTTGGCTGGTACTACTTTATTGAGCGAAGTGTGTACGAGCCGAATGAAGATGGACATGGCGGTCACTTTGTAAACAAGAGAATTAAGAAGCGATTGATCACCAAGCAGTACCTTATCGTTGGACGAGGTGCTGCTAAATCTTTATATGCTTCTTGTATGCAGGCTTACTTCCTGACTGTGGATACTTCAACCACTTTGCAGATTGCTACGGCCCCGACTATGCGCCAGGCGGATGAAACACTTTCGCCGATCCGGACAGCTATTACCAGATCCAGAGGGCCTTTGTTCAAGTTTTTGACCGAAGGCTCTTTGCAGAATACGACCGGTTCCCGAATGAATCGTGTAAAGCTGACGCCGACCAAGAAGGGCATCGAAGATTTCCTGACTGGGTCTCTTTTGGAGATCCGACCTATGGTAATCGACAAACTCCAGGGCTTGCGTGTTAAGTGTGCGACCGTGGACGAATGGCTTTCCGGTGACATCCGGGAAGATCCAATTGGTGCTATTGAGCAGTCGGCCAGTAAGGAGCAGGGTGGAGCCTACAACAACGACTATCTTATCATTGCTACGAGCTCTGAGGGTACTGTACGAAACGGCAGCGGTGACACAATCAAAATGGAGCTTATGAAGATCCTGAAAGGTGATTATGTCAACCCGCATGTTTCGATTTGGTGGTACAAGCTGGACTCGGTAGACGAGGTAGGAGACCCCAATACCTGGCTGAAGGCAAACCCGAACCTTGGTAAGACCGTTACCTACGAGACTTATCAATTGGAAGTAGAACGTGCTGAACAGAACCCGGCGGTTCGCAATGATACTTTGGCAAAGAGATTCGGTTTACCCATGGAGGGTTATACCTACTACTTTACCTACGAGGAAACGCTGCCTCACCGGCACAGGGAATACTGGAAGATGCCGTGTGCTTTGGGGGCAGACCTTAGCCAGGGCGACGACTTCTGCGCATTTACCTTCTTGTTCCCGCTTTCCAACGGGTGCTTTGGTGTTAAGACGAGGAACTACATAACCTCGTTGACATTGATGAAGCTCCCGGCGGCTATGCGGCAGCTGTATGACCGGTTTATGGCCGAAGGCAGTCTTGTGGTTATGGACGGCACTGTTTTGGATATGATGCAGGTCTATGATGACTTGGATGCTCACATTGCTCAGTACGAATACGATGTTCGGGCTTTTGGCTTTGACCCCTATAATGCGAAAGAGTTCGTGGCCCGCTGGGAGAATGAAAATGGGCCTTTTGGTATTGAGAAGGTTATCCAGGGTGCCAAGACGGAATCCGTACCTTTGGGCGAGCTGAAGAAGCTGGCAGGGGAGAGGATGCTGCTGTTTGATGAGGAACTTATGACTTTTGCCATGGGCAACTGTATTACTTTGGAAGATACCAACGGCAACCGGAAACTATTTAAGAAACGGTATGAAGAGAAGATCGATGCTGTAGCAGCCATGATGGACGCTTATGTTGCTTACAAGATCAACCGTGAACAGTTTGATTGAGGTTAAATAATGGAAGAAAATTACTCTTTTAGATCCCGGCTTAAACATGCCTGGAACGCTTTCTTGATTCGAGATCCCCCGGTTTATCGCGGTGGTGAGGTTAGCTATGGCTACCGGCCTGACCGTGTACGGTTTACGAGAGGCAATGAGCGAACGATCGTGACCTCGGTTATCAACCGGATTGGTATCGACTGTGCTGCAATCAAAATGGTTCATGCCCGGATGGATGAGGATGACCGTTTCCTGAAAGAAATCGACAGCGGGTTAAACAACTGCCTGAATGTGGAAGCGAACATCGACCAGACCGGGCGTGCTTTTATCCAGGATATGGTAATGAGCCTGATGGACGAGGGCTGCATTGCGATTGTTCCAGTGGATACTACCTCCAGCCCGCTTATGACTAATGGATATGACATCCAAAGTCTGCGGGTTGGCAAGGTGATTGAATGGTATCCGGATAGGGTGCGGATTCGGCTTTACAACGACCAGACCGGACGACAAGAAGAAGTTACTTTGCCCAAAAGTATGGTGGGCATTGTGGAGAACCCGCTGTTTGCAGTGATGAATGAGCCTAACTCGACTATGCAGCGCCTGATCCGCAAGCTGGCTCTTTTGGATGTTGTGGATGAGCAGACCAGCTCCGGTAAGCTTGACCTGATTATCCAGCTGCCCTATGTCATTAAGACAGAGGCCAGGCGGAAACAGGCCGAAGAACGGCGAAAGCTTGTGGAAGATCAGCTGGCAGGGTCTAAGTACGGTATTGCCTATACTGATGGCACCGAGCGAATTACCCAGCTGAACCGGAGCCTTGACAACAACCTGATGAAGCAGATCGAGTATTTGCAAAATCTGCTTTGGAGCCAGTTGGGCATTACGCAGGCTGTTATGGATGGTACAGCCGACGATAAGACAATGCTGAACTATTACAATCGAACGATTGAACCGATTGTATCCGCTATTGTGTTGGAGATGCGGCGAAAGTTCCTGACTAAGACGGCCAGGAGCCAACACCAGTCAATTGTGTTCTTTAACGATCCGTTTAAGCTGGTGCCGGTGGCACAGTTGGCTGACGTGGCTGATAAGTTCCGCCGGAATGAGATCCTGAGTTCGAATGAACTGCGCCAGATCGTTGGCTATCGCCCGAATGAAGATCCGAAGTCGGATGAGCTGACCAACCCTAACATCAGTCAGAGTAAGGAAGAGGTTGCCGATAATAAACCGATCGTTCCTAAGGAGGAGAATCAAAATGGCAAAGCGTAATTACGATTGCCGTGGCTGGGCCACCAAGTTTGGCGTGCTTTGCGGCGACGGTAGAACGATTATGCCAGGTGCATTCCGAGAGCAGGACGGCCAGGAAGTGCCACTTGTATGGAATCACCAGCATAACGATGCCAAGAATGTTTTGGGGCATGCCCTTTTGAAGGCTGAACCCGAAGGCATGAGGGCTTATGTGACTTTTAACGACACTGACCAGGGACGTAATGCAAAGGCTCTTGTGAAGAACCGTGACATTACGTCCTTTTCCATTTACGCGGATAGGTTGCAATATGCCGGCGATAAGAGCCGCGGCAATGTGGCCCATGGCATTATCCGAGAATTGAGCCTGGTGCTGGCCGGTGCTAACCCCGAGGCCCATATCGATGAAGTGCTTGCCCATGGCGAGGCCAGTGTTGATGAGGGCGTTATTTATAACAATGCCGGTGATATGGAATACGATTCCGGTGAGTTCGATGATACCCTTGAACATTCCGACGACAAAAAGGAGGAGCCTGAGATGGCCGAAGAAACTAAGAAAACCGAAAATGAGGAGACCGTGAAGGACGTGTATAATTCCATGTCTGACAAACAGAAGCAGGTTGTGGATTACATGGTTAGCATGGCTCTGAATGAAGGCAAGAAAACCGAAGACACTGAGGAGGAAACTGAAGTGAAGCATAATATTTTCGACAAAGAGACCGAGCGTACTGAGGATGTTCTGTCCCATGACGCAATGACCACCATCATCAACGATGCCAAGAAGGGCCGCCTGACTCTGAAAGAGGCCACTGAGGATTATCTGGAGCATTCCGAGGGTGATTACGGCATCAAGCAGATCGACCAGCTGTTCCCGAACTACAAGGAGCTGAATACTCCCCCGAAGTTCATTGATCGTGATCAGAGCTGGGTCAGTGTTGTGATGAACGGCGTCAAGCATGTTCCTTTCAGCCGCATCAAGACCAGTTTTGCTGACATCACCGCTGATGAGGCACGTGCACGAGGCTACACCAAGGGCAAGAAGAAGATCGAAGAGGTCTTTACCCTTCTGAAGCGCACCACCGACCCCCAGACTGTTTACAAGAAGCAGAAGTTCGACCGCGATGATGTGATCGATATTACGGATTTCGATGTTGTTGCTTGGGTCAAGGGTGAGATGCGCGGCAAGCTGGACGAGGAATTGGCTCGTTCCTTCCTGATTGGTGACGGCCGTCAGCCTGATTCCGATGATAAGATCCAGGAAACCCATATTCGCCCGATCTGGACGGATGATGCAATGTACTCTGTCAAGCGTGAGATCACCAAGGGTACTACCGAGGCTGAAACCGCCAGTAATCTGATCGATGATACCATCCGCGCCCGCAAGGAGTATAAGGGTTCCGGCAATCCGACCCTGTTTACCAGTGAGGATGTTCTGGCCGAGATGCTGCTGTTGAAAGACAAGAACGGCATCCGCATTTACAAGAGTGTGGATGAGCTGGCTACTGCTATGCGCGTTTCCAAGATCGTTACTGTTCCCCAGTTTGACGGCAATCTGACCCGTGAGAACACCGCAAGCAACAAGAAGGATACCTTTACCCTGAAGGCTATCATGGTCAACCTGGCCGACTACACTGTCGGCGCTGATAAGGGCGGCGCTGTCTCCATGTTCGATGACTTTGACATCGACTACAACCAGATGAAGTATCTGATCGAGACCCGCTGCTCCGGCGCGCTGACTGTACCGAAGTCCGCTATCGTCTTCGAGACCAAGGAGACCAGCACGATTGGCGGTTGATCGTAGGTTAGCCTTTACTAACCTAAAAGGAGATTCTCATGGCTAAGTTTTACGGAAACATCGGATACTGTAAGCTGACTGAGACCGCGCCCGGTGTACATACCGAGGAGATTACGGTTCGGCCTTATTATGGCGATTTTATCCGGAATACACGGAGACTCAAGGGGACGGAGCACCTGAACGACGATCTAATCATCAGCAGTCAGCTGAGCATTGTATCTGACCCGTATGCCCGTGAGAATTACTTTGCGATGCGTTATGCCGAATTTAATGGGGCAAAGTGGAAGATCAACGAGGTCGAGGTGCAGTATCCACGACTGATCTTGACGTTGGGAGGTCTTTACAATGGGGACGAGACTTGAGCTCCACCATGATTTGTGTGAGGTTTTGGGCTGCCCGGAAACCGGAAAGGATTGCAGGGTGTATTTTCAGCCTACGGTGAATACCCAGTTGAAGTACCCCTGTATCCTTTACGAGTGTAGTACAGCCGATACCAAATTTGCGGACAATGCCCCGTACCGATGGACAAAACGCTATCAGGTCACTGTGATCGATAAGAACCCGGATACGAAGATTCCGGAACTTATCGCACAGTGGCCGCTTTGTTTGTTTGACCGTTTTTACCCGGCAGACAACCTAAACCACTATGTATTAAACCTTTATTACTAAAGGAGGACAATCAAAATGGCAGCTATTACATGGGATGATACCGGCAAGCGCTTTTACGAAACTGGCGTTGACCACGGTGTTCTGTACCCGTATAACACCACCTCTAGCAAATATACCCCCGGTGTGGCCTGGAATGGCCTGACCTCTGTCTCCGAGAGCCCCTCCGGCGCAGAGGAGACCGCCCTGTACGCCGACAACATCAAGTATGGTTCCATGCGTTCAGCCGAGGACCATGGCGGCACCATCGAGGCTTACACTTATCCTGATGAGTGGAATGAGTGTGACGGCCGTGTGCAGATCGCCAAGGGCGCTTATGCCAGCCAGCAGAGCCGCAAGATGTTTGGCCTGTCTTACCGCACCAAGATCGGCAATGATGTCAGCGATGAAGCTGGCTATAAGCTGCATCTGGTTTATGGTGCCACTGCTTCCCCTTCGGAGATGAGCCATGAGACCATCAATGACAGCCCTGACGCTGCGACTATGAGCTGGGATTACACCACCAACCCGGTTGCCGTTGCCGGCCATAAGCCGACTGCACACATCGTGATCGACAGCCGCACTGCGGACAAGAGCAAACTGTCTCAGTTGGAGGCCAAGCTGTACGGCGGCGAAAGCGACCAGCCTGAACTGCCGCTTCCTGCCGAGGTTCTGACTCTGCTGGGCGAAGTCGGCGCATAACTACGTTCTTTGAAAGGAGAAAATGACCATGCTTAAGAAAACCATTACCTATACCGATTACGACGGCCTGGAGCGTACCGAGGAATTCCGTTTTAATCTGACCAAGGCTGAACTGATGGACATGGAACTGACTACAGTTGGCACCTTCAGCAAGCTGATGCAGAAGATCATTGACGAGAAAGACATGGTACGCCTGGCCAAATATTTTAAGGAACTGATCCTGAAGAGTTACGGCGTGAAGAGCGATGACGGCAAGCGCTTTATTAAGAGCCCTGAGCTGAGTGAGGCTTTTAGCCAGACGGAAGCTTACAGTGAGCTTTATATGGAGTTGCTTGGCAACAGCGAGTATGCTGTAAAATTCATCCAGCAGGTCATGCCGAAGGATCTGGACCAGAACGAAGTTGTTCCGGCAGGAAATGTAACGGTTTTGCCTAAATCATAAGGCATAAGGAGAGATAAGGAATGCTTGAGATTACGGTAGCCCCGAGAGAGTATTACGACGAGGCGAATAACCAGTTTATTACGGTACCGGAGCAGAAACTTGTGCTTGAGCATTCCCTTATCTCCCTTTCTAAGTGGGAATCAAAATGGCACAAAGTCTTTTTAAGTGACGAGGCTCATACCAAAGAGCAGCAGATCGATTATATCCGCTGTATGACGGTGAACAAGGCTGTAAACCCTATGGCTTATTACGGGATCACCAATAAACAGCTGGCGGAGATCGATGCGTATATCGAGGACCCGATGACAGCCACCTGGTTTGCGGATGAGAAGCGAACAGGAAAGAAAAAAGTTATTACTAACGAAGTGATCTATTCCTGGATGGTGGATTTGGGTATCCCGGTCGAGTTTGAGCGCTGGCATTTAAACCGGCTGATTACTTTGGTACGGGTTTTAAATAATAGCCATGAACCGAAGAAAAAGATGAGCAAAAAAGCTACCTTTGATAGATATGCAGAGCTAAATGCTAAGCGCCGGGCAAAGACCGGTACCAAAGGATGATTCCCTTTTAGAAGGAGAGATAAAAAATGAGACTTGCAGGCGGTATTACCAACGGACGAGTGCGAGTCCGTTACAATTATGCAAGATATGGTTATACCCGTGGCGGAGGAAAGACCTGGCACGGCGGTATTGACCTGGAACTTTTGGATGATAAGGAATATTTCGCCCCTTATTACAAAGACGGCACGAAAGTGAAGTTTAAAGTTACGAGAGCCAGAATTGTGGCTGACAAATCCAATAGGACCTGGGAGTGGGGGTACTATATTTGCCTGGAAGTGCAGAATCCCCCGAAGGGCAGCCGGACGAGGTACATTTACCTGTGCCATAATGCAAAGCTGATTGTTAAGGCCGGAGATATTGTTGAGTCCGGTGATGCGATTGCGGTCATGGGTAATACCGGCAACGCGGAATTGGCTGACCCGCCGTATGAACATGTGCACTTTGAGTGCCGCGAAACTGCACTGGGAACAGGCATTGATCCGACAGAATATTGCGGTTGCCCGAATGCAGTAGGCACCTATGGAGAGGAGAGCAAAATCGTGAGTGATGAGATCATGATCGATGTATCAAAGTACCAGAAAGTTATTGATTGGGCAAAGGTCCCGTATAAGGCATTTATCCGAATTGGTTACCGTGGGTACGGTGACACCGGTAGGTTGGTAACTGACGAATACTTTGAAAAGAATACTGCAGGAGCCCTTGCTAACAATAAGTTGGCAGGGTTCTATTTCTTTAGTCAGGCTTTGAATGCTGTGGAAGGCAAGGCGGAGGCTGAGTATGCTGTGAAAGTGCTGAATGGCCGAGGCAAAGGGCTGCCTATCTTCTTCGATGCCGAATATTCGAGCGATAAGAATCACAATGGCCGTGCTGACCATATCACTAAGTCGGCAAGAACTGCGGCGGCTACGGCTTTCTGTGAGAGGGTTCGTGAGCTTGGCTATCTGCCGGGAGTTTATACTTTTACGAACTTCGCCTATTCAAACATTGACTACACAAGCCTTGTGAACGGCAACGGATGCATTGGATGGCTGGCCGATACGCGATCTAACTACGATACGATGCTGCCGCGCCATCTCCATCAGTATGCGCAGGGTACAGTGGCCGGTATTACGAGCGGAGTCGTAGACCTTGACCGAGTTATTAAGGCCTGGTCCACAGACGTTACCCCTTCGGAACCTGCCAAGCCTGCTGCTAAAACAATGCAGAAGATCACGATTGGACCCGTAAGCAACGGTGATGCCATGAAATTTTACAATCTGGCAAAAGAGCTGAAGCTGACAGACATGGGGCTGTACAAGGCCGAGTACGTGTAAGGAGAATCAAAATGGCCATTGTTTTTAAGCATAAAGGTGACTTTAAAAAGACAAAGCGGTTTTTAAAGCGGATGTCTGAAGAGGAATACCTGAAATGCCTGGATAAGTATGGCCGGAAAGGGGTAGAGGCATTGGCCCTGGCCACCCCGAGAGACAGCGGCAAAACTGCTGAGAGTTGGGACTACCGGATCAACCGGGATAAAGACGGTGTAAAGATCACCTGGACCAACAGTAATGTGAATAAAGGCGTGAATATTGCAATCATCCTGCAATACGGTCACGGAACAAGGAATGGCGGATATGTTCAGGGTAGGGATTACATCAACCCGGCTATCCGCCCTATTTTTGACCAAATGGCAGCTGAGGTTTGGGGAGAGGTGACAAAGGAATGAGTTCGTCTATTGACCAGCGCATTGTAGAAATGCAGTTTGACAATGCACAGTTTGAGAAGGGCATTTCGACCTCTTTGAAAAGCCTTGACAACCTGGAAAAAGGACTGAAGCTGGACGGAGCCAGCAAAGGATTGCAGAGTGTTGCGAATGCTGCAAACTCTATGAACTTTGATGGCTTGCAGAGCGGCATTTATGCTGTGCAGCAGAAGTTCAGTGCCTTGGAAGTGATTGGCATTACCGCATTACAGCGCATTACGAACCAGGCTATTTCTGCCGGTGAGGCCCTTGTGAACTCTCTTTCGATGGACCAGATCTCGGCCGGTTGGAGTAAATACGGTGCTAAGACCAAAGCAACCCAAACACTGGTTGCCCAGGGAAATGCCCTGGAAGACGTGAATAAGCAGATGGAGCAGCTGAACTGGTTCACCGATGAAACCAGCTACAACTTTACCGATATGCAGGAGAATATTGCTAAATTCACCGCTACCGGCAAAGGACTGGAAGAATCCGTTACTGCCATGGAGGGTATTGCCCTTTGGGCTGCGGCATCGGGCCAGAATGCCACTACTGCAAGCCGTGCGATGTACCAGCTGAGCCAGGCAATGGGCGCTGGTGTGATGCGCAAGGAGGATTACAAGAGTATTCAAAATGCAAGTATGGATACCGATGAATTCAGACAGAAATGCCTGGACGCCGGTGTTGCATTGGGCACCTTGAAGAAAAATGCCGATGGCACCTATAAGTCTTTGATGGCGAACTCTAAGGCTTTTAATAAATCCCAGTTTGCAGAGCATCTGACGGATGACGCTTGGCTTACCAGCGATGTCATGATGCGGGTTTACAACGATTACGCCAAGGCCGTTGACCAGATCTATACCTATGTGCAGGACAAAGCAGATGCAGGTGAGATCATCACTACCTCGGAAGCCATTGAGGCGATGGGTGATAAGGTTGATGCCTTTGGTTTGAAAGTATTTAAAGCCGGTCAGGAAGCACGTACCTTTGACGATGCTATCGACTCTGTAAAGGACGCTGTTTCTACTGGCTGGATGAAGACTTTTGAACTGATATTTGGCGACGCCGAACAGTCTACTAAGTTGTGGACTGACTTAGCGAATGATCTTTATGAGGTATTTGCTGAAGGTGGCAACGAGCGCAATGATTATCTGGAGCGTTTGATGGGCAAGCAAAGCGATGCTTTGACGGAAGCCCAGTGGAAGACGGTTGCGGAGACTACGACCGCCACCGATACTTTGAAACAGGCACTGATGGAGACGGCCAAAGCTCATGGTGTTGCCATTGACGAGATGATCAATGATGAGACAAGCTTTGAACAGTCGCTTTCTAAAGGTTGGCTGACCTCCGGAATCTTAAGCGAGACTTTGAAGAAATTTACCGGCGATACGGTAGAAAGTACCGAAACCTTGACCGCTAAGCTGGATGAATACAAGAAACTGGCGGCAGACGTTATCCAGGGCAATTATGGCAATGGTGCTGCACGTAAGACGGCTTTGGCTGAGGCCGGGCAGGACTACGCAACGATCCAGGGCATTGTTAATAAGATGCTTGCCGGGACTGAGATCACAATTGAGGATCTTGGTGATGCCCAGCTGAAATCCATTGGCTATACTGATGACCAGGTTGCGGCCCTGAGAGAACTTGCCAAACAGGCAGAAGAGACCGGCACACCACTGAATGAGCTGATCGAGAGCCTGAATAAACCGTCCGGCCGGGATCTGGTTGTTGAGTCGTTTTCAAATGTGCTGCACGGCTTGATGGGGGCTATCGAGACTGTAAAATCGGCTTGGAGCGAGGCTTTTCCAACGCCGACCGTTGAACGGGTATATTCTATTCTGGAAGCCATTAACAAACTTACCCAGAAGTTAGTGCTGACTGACGAAAACTCTGAAAAACTGAAAAATACGCTGAGAGGCTTGTTTGACGTACTTGGTATCGTTACTGATATTACCTCTAAGTTGGCCGATGGGGCTTTTAAAATTTTAAGCGCCGTTATGGGCGATGTGCATTTGAATGTGCTTGACTATACGGAGTCCATCGGTAAGAATTTGACAGCCACCCGAAAGTGGATCAGAGAGAATGAGACACTGAATAAAATCATTGATACAGTGGTTGATACCGTAATCAAGTGGGTGCAGTCTATTAAGAAGTGGATCAGCGAACACCAGATCGTCACAAAGATTGCGCAGACCCTGAACACCATTTTCACCACGATGGTATCGGTTGTGACGAAAGCGGCGACTGCAGTTTCAAAATGGTGGAAATCTTTTACAGGAATGCCTGCTGTGCAGACGGCCATTGAGAAATTTAAAGAGTTGTTCTTTGAACTTTTGGAAAAGGGCAAGGAGCGACTGGATGATTTTGGGCCAAAAGTACAGGAATTCTTTGAGAATTTTAAGGGATTTGACAGCCTGGACTTTAGCAGCGTATCAAGTTTGTTTACTTCGTTTACTGACGCGGCCGGTTCCGGGCTTGGTGCTGTGATTGATAAACTGGATCAGCTGAAGCAGAACATTTCTGGATTTGTTGGCTCTGTAAAAGAGAAGTTTGCGCCATTGCAGGGGTTTATCGAGCAGTTCCAGCAGCTGGCCAGCCAGGGTGTGAAGAAATTTAGTTTTGGAAAGATTCTGACGGCTGCTACTGGCATTGCCGTTGTGGCCTCTTTGACAAAACTGGGGGATGCCCTGACTGCTGTTAAAAAGTCCACAGAAGGTATTAAAGACAGCCTGGTTGGGGTGCTTGGTAGCGTAAAGGGTGTTTTGACCGCTTACCAGAAAGACATTCAGGCGAGAAGTATCATTAAGATTGCAGCGGCCATTGCAATTTTGGCGGTTGCGGTGGGAGCACTTACGTTCTTGGATCAGAACAAGTTGCAGAGTTCTGCCATTGCTCTTGGTGCTTTGGGCGGAGGTCTGATCGTGCTTACAGGTGCACTGGGTGTCCTTGAAAAGAAAGGATTCCTTGGCAATACCACTGGGGCCGCAGCGTCGATGATTGCTATGGCTGGCAGCTTGCTTCTGATGATTCTGGCATTTAAACAGATTCAGGATTTAGATGTTGACTTTTCGAGTCTTGCCAAGAATCTGCTGGTTATGTTTAGTCTGATGGGCACATTGGTTGCTGGAATGTGGGCTGTAAATAAGATTGGTGGAGGCAGTGTCGGCTCGGCACTTTCCTTGATTGCTTATGCGGTTGCCATGAAGCTAGTAGTAAAGACACTTAGTGACATTAGTGTAATGCCATTGGATTCTATTGCAGCCTCTTTATTCAAAATGAGCACAATCATGCTTACTCTTTCGGCAGCTGCCAGAGTGGCAGGAAAGGGGAGTATGGGAGGAGCCGCATCCCTGATTGCAGTTGTGTATTCACTACAACAAATGCTAAAGATGATCCAGACAGTGAGCGATATGCCGCTGAAGACCATGCTGAAAGGCCTTGGTATGCTTGGCGGAATTATGCTGGCATTGGAATGGGTTGTTACTGGTGTAGGCAAAGCTGGAGCAAATGCGGATAAGGCTGGTAAATCTTTGCTGATGATCAGTGCTGCCCTGTACATCATGGTGGAGGTTATCCGTAACATCGATGATTTGAACAGTTCGGCTTTGACTAAAGGCATTGCGACCATTGGATTGATGAGCATGTTCTTTGCAGTGTTGATTGCTGTGACAAAGAATGCAGGAGCAAACTCTGTAAAAGCAGGGGTAGGTATCCTTGCTATGAGCGGAGCTGTTGCTGTACTTGCTGGTGCGATGTATGTAATTGGCAAAATCCCAGCCAGCGAACTTACAAAAAGCATAGCTGTTATTACTTCCATTTTTGCAATGTTCGGAATCCTGATGGCCCTGAGCAGCAAAGCTACCGGCAGTTATAAGGCCATTATTGCAATTTCCGCTTCTATGGCCGCTCTGACAGCATTGATGGCTGTTATGTCTACCATGGATACCGACAGCTTGACTCGATCTACGGTTGCGTTGGATAGTATCATGGCTATGCTTGCCTTGACTATTGCCGCTACTAAGGGCGTCGATGGCGGGTCGCTTGCAGCTATAGCTATGATTACGCTGGCTGTAGCGGCTATAGGGTTTGTACTGTATCAGTTGGCAAGTCTGCCGAATCCTGAAGATGTATTGCCCATTGCTGTTTCCATGTCCAGTGTATTGCTGGCGCTTTCTGCTGCAATGGCCATTATGGGAAATATGGGCGTTGTTGGGATTGCAACCGGAAGTCTTGGCATTATTGCCGCGATCGCCACAATTACTGCCGTTCTTGAAGCTCTTGGCGGATTGATGAAGCTTGATATTTTTAGCGAGAATCTTGACAACGCCATTACGGCTATGGGTAAAATCGGTGAAGCACTTGGCACATTTGTTGGAAGTATCGTTGGCGGTATTGGCACGGGACTTACTGGCCAGTTGCCTAAGATGGCTAAAAACATTTCGGATTTTGCAGATGGAATGCAAGAGTTTGTTGAGTTTGTGCATAACCTGGATGATAACTTTGGCTCTAAAGTTGATACGTTGGTTAAAGCAACTGAAAAACTTACTCGCCGCGGATTTACTTCTGGTCTGAACAATCTTTCAGCCAGCGGCATCAACTACGAGACAATCGGCACAAATCTGAAGAACCTTGGCGAAGCAATCAAGGGCATGGCCGCCGCAACAAGTGGAGTAAGTGTGGAACGGCTCACCTCGAGTGCTGAGGCAGTTTCGGCTATTGCTGATATTATGGCAAATGTACCGGTTTCTGGCGGACTTTGGGGTGACATCGTAGGAAATACGATGAATCTTAGTGACCTTGGAAGTCAGCTAACTTCTTTCGCGCAGGCAATGGTGGATTACTGTTCTATCATCAATGGCGCTGAAGGCGGAGCCGCCCTTGATACTGCCGCTGTTGAACAAAGTAAAGCTGCGGCTGATATTCTGATCGATTTAGCAGGGAAAGCACCGAACTTTGGAGGCATTAAATCTTTGATCTCTGGAGATCTTGACTTAAGCAAACTTGGTTCTCAGCTTAAGGACTTTGCAACTGCCATGGTTGGATATTGTACGACAATCACTGGCTCTGAAGGAAACGCAGCGCTGAATGTGGACGCGATTACCGCGAGTGAAGCGGCAAGCGATGTCTTGATTAACTTGGCAGAAAGTGCTCCTCGTTTCGGAGGAGCAAAGAGTTTGATTTCTGGCGAGTTAGACTTCGATAAACTTGGGACCCAGCTTGTTACTTTTGCAAGAGCGATGGTCCGCTATAGTCAGATTATTTCTGGTGGGTATGGCGGCAGTGCATTTGATTCAAATGCTGTAATGGCAAGCGAGAATGCGGTGAACACAATCATTGCTATGTCCCAGTCTATTGACCCGACTGGTGGGTTCATTGCCTGGCTAATGGGTGAGAAAGATCTAGGTGCTTTTGCGTCCAATCTTACTGCCTTTGGCGAAGCCCTCGTATCCTACGGTCAGAAGTGTACGATGCTGAGCGTTGTTTCTATCAATGACACATCTGCCTGTATTGAGAACCTGGTTGATGCACTGAATCTGGTTGGAAGCATCAACTTTGAAGCTCTTAATATGCTGAGCGAGGCGCTGAATACCTTTACACCCAACAGTTCGTTTGTGGATATGTTTGCCTCGGCAGCAGAATCCATGAGCACCGTTGGCAGCCAGATGATTCAGGCATTTAACACTGGCATTACGGAAAATGCTCCGAGTGTAGCAGAGAATGCGCAGACACTGGTGAATAATTTTGTAGCATCTGTTACAACCGCTATTTCCTCGAACACCCTTCTGATTGCTGCGAGCATTGATACGTTGTGTTTGACTCTGAACACCACGATTGCCAATAAACAGGCTGATTTTAATACCAGTGTCACAAATCTTTTGACCGGAGTAGTTTCCACTATTCATGAACAGTACAACAATTGGTATACGGCAGGCAACTTCCTGGCAATTGGTCTGGCCGCTGGTATTCGTTCCGGTGAATCGGAAGCTATCAATGCCGCAGCAGAGGTTGCCGGAAAGGCACTTGAGGCTGCAAAACAGAAATTACAAATCAACTCGCCATCCAAGGTGATGTATGGCTTTGGCCGGTACTTTGATTTGGGTTTTGCAAACGGTATCCTCGACTATGCTGATACAGTTGCAAAAGCCAGTGAGAATATTGCGACGGAAGCTATTTCCACTGCCCAAATCATTGCTGAGAACATTGCCGCTACGATGGATGAGGATTTCGAGTACGAGCCTACCATCCGGCCGGTTTTGGATATGGATGAGGTAGATAGTGGCCTTAATGCGTTTGATCGGAGTTTTGCAAACCGCAGCATGAACCTTGCCGGCAGCATTGACCGTGTACGGAAGGCAGCCCCTGCGGATAAGTATGCTGAGAATGTGAACCCCAGCCAGAATCAAAATGGCGGGGCTACCACTTACAACTTTACGCAGAATAACTACAGCCCGAAGGCACTGAGCCGGATCGATTTGTACCGCCAGACGAACAACCAGTTTGCCATGATGAAGGAAAGAGGAAAAGCATGATTAAATCCGTGAAAGTCACGAACTACATGGGCGAATCACTGACCATTCCTCTCATCTGGAATGGCGGGCCTTTTGAGATTGAGAAGATCGAAGGGCTTGGTCCGCCCAAAGCCAACATCAACACAACGGAAATTGCCACGAATGACGGTTCAAAGTTTAATTCCGCCCGATCTACTGAACGAAACATTGTTTTGTATCTTATCCTGCATGGAGCACCTACCATTGAAGATGCACGACATTTGAGTTACAAGTATTTTCCTGTGAAGAAGTATTTGCAACTTGAGATTGAGACCGATAACCGGCGCTGCATTGTGGAAGGCTACCCCGAATCCAATGAACCAAATATCTTTAGTGAAAACGAAGACATTCAGGTCAGTATCGTTTGCCCGAATCCGTATTGGAAGTCGGCAGGCGATGACGGAATTCGAGAGGTAGTATTTCATGGTGTGGCGCCTAATTTCGAGTTTCCTTTCTCTAACGAATCGCTGACTGAGGATAAGATCGAATTTGGTATTATCGAGCGGCGCAAAGAAAATGTCGTTTACTATGACGGCGATGCGGAGCAGGGAATTACTATCACCATTGAAGCGATCGGTACAGTAAAAAACCTTACGATTTACAATGTGCGAACCAGAGAGAAAATGGCTATCAGCCACGATGAGCTTGTGAGCTTTACTGGTTCCGGCATTGTGAACGGCGATACAATTACGATTTCGACTGTGAAGGGCCACAAATCGATCGAGCTTTTGCGTGATGGTGTTACGACTAATATCCTGAACTGCATTGGTAAGGATGACGACTGGTTTATGCTGTCGAAAGGCGACAACATTTTCGGCTATACTGCTGACGAGGGCAGCGACTACCTGGATTTCAAAATAAACTATTCTTCTTTGTATGAGGGTATTTAAATGGAAGCACTGATTATGGACAAGGACTTTAAGTCGGTAGCTGTAATTGACGACTATGAGTCTTTTATCTGGACTGACCGTTACACCGGCTACGGAGACTTTGAGCTTTATGCCCCTGTCAGTGCAGCATTTTTCAACTTTACCAAAGACGGGTATTATATTTGGAGCGCCGAATCTGAGCACCTTATGATTATCGAGAAGAACGATATCGAGAGCGATGCGGAGGATGGTAGCCACGTTACTGTGACGGGGAGGAGCCTTGAGTCTATTTTAGACCGGCGTATTATCTGGACCCAGACGACCCTTAGCGGCAGTTTACAGGACGGGATCAAGAAACTTCTGAACGAAAACGTCATCCAGCCGAGTGACGAGAAGCGGAAGATCCCGAATTTTGTTTTTAAGGAAAGCACTGACGAAGCAATTACGAAGCTGACAGTAGATGCCCAGTATACGGGTGATAATCTCTACGATGCTATTAAATCTCTTTGCGAAACGAATGAACTCGGATTTAAGGTTATCTTGAACAGTGACCTTAAGTTCGAGTTTTCTTTGTATTTTGGAACGGACCGCTCTTACAATCAAAAGAAGCTGCCGTATGTAATCTTTAGCCCGAACTTTGAAAACCTGGTAAACTCGAACTACTACGAGAGTTCTGCGGAGCTTAAGAATGTAGCACTGGTTGGCGGGGAAGGAGAAGGCTCGGACCGGAAATTTAAGAGTGTATACGGTAACGGTGTTCAGGAGTTCCCCAGTGGAATGGACAGGCGAGAGCTGTTTGTGGATGCCCGGGATTTGAGCACTAAGACAAGCGGTAAGACTCTATCTGCCATCGAATACAATGCACAGCTTGAACAGCGAGGCTACGATAAACTTGGGGAAAATACCCAGGCTACCGGGTTTGAGGGCGACATTGAGAATACTGAGATGTTCAGCTATGGGAAGGATTTCTTCGTCGGAGATATTGTACAGATTCAAAATGAGTACAAAATCAAGGCGACTACAAGAGTGGTTGAGGTCGTTATCTCGGATAGTTCCACGGGCACTACGATCGTGCCGACATTCTCGACCCCGACACTGACAAAAACTTAAAGGAGGCTGTACAATATGGCTTTTAGTTATGGCTTTTATAATAGCCTGAATGGAGATCGAAAGTACGACTCCGAAGATTTGAGCCGGATGTTTGATGGCATTATCTATGATGGTGTTATTGGTGCAGTTGGTGATACGTTTGCTGTAAAAGCCGGAACTGGGAATACTGTAAACGTATCGAGTGGGCGTGCTTGGTTCAATCATACCTGGACCTACAACGATGCACCGATGCCTATTAGCTGCGGCTCTGCGGCTGTGCTTTTGGACCGCTATGATGCCATTGTGCTGGAAGTGAACGCTGCTTCTGATGTGCGTAAAAACAGTATCAAAGTTGTGACCGGAACCGAAGCATCAAACCCGGTGAAACCCACGATGGAGAACACTGAGTTTGTGCACCAGTATCCGCTGGCTTATATTTTGCGTAAAGCAGGTTCCAGCAGCATTTCACAGTCCAACATTGAGAATGCTGTCGGAACCGAAGCGTGTCCGATTTGCACCGGAGTGCTGAAGAGCCTTAATGTTGAGCAGATGATGGCCCAGTGGGAGGCTCAGTTTGATGAATGGTTTCAGTCGGCAAAGGATACCCTGAGTGGTGATGTTGCCGGAAATCTATTGAATAAAATTGAGAAGGCTGAGGATAAAATTCCATATATGTATACCGCGACTCTATCTGTAAACAATTGGATTAGAAGCAGCGGAACATATTATTCCAATGGCTATATTTATAAACAAACAGCAACAATGGTACCAGATATTAGTTCAGCGCCAGTAGTTACTGCGAGCAGCACGTTCACAAGTGGGATCCAGTTTATTAAAACCCAGGTTCCTTCCACGGATGATACTCTTGCTGAAGTGCAGGATATTATCAATGACGGAATCACTGTGAGTGGATATAATTCCGTTGACGTTTACGTTAAAGAGAAACCAAATGCATCGATCAATGCTAGATGGCAACTTACCAAGTAAAACAAAAAAAACACGGTGAGCGTTTATGACTTGATGGAGGTTTAGCATGAAACATTGTAAGAAATCTGCGGCATGTGCTGCGCGGGGGTACTGCTGATGGGTGTAGCACCGAGGATTCCGGGTGGCGGCGGAATAAAAGAATTTGCAAGCATTTTTGTGCGAGGGCACAAGCATGAAGCCATGCCAATCGCCAGCGTACGAGCCTATAAAGACAAGACTGTTAAAGCAAAAAATCTATATTTGGGTAGTGGCCCGTATTTCACGTCTCCCCAAACTTGGACTGTCAATAATCTTTTTAAAGTGCAAACGATTAGTGCTGATGTGTATGTATATATCTTACAAGACGCAAAGGATTCTAGCGGCTCCACATATTCCGCTGGAGATACTTTGGCAAGCTACAACGTCAACAGCGACACGACACTTTTTTTGGAAAAAATTTTTTATCCGCTACCTGGTAAAAGTTGGTCGTAAGGAGATGCGATATGAAAATCTACGATGAAATCACCAACGAGGAGCTGACCTCTCCCGACCTGGCCGCGGGTTATCTCTACACCTCCAGGCGGGTCATTGGGCATACAGAGGAATCCTATGAAATTATGGAAGGTACAGTAACTGAAAAATGTCCAGGTGGCCTCAGACGACTTATTCCGGCACATAATATTTACGAGGATTGTCAGTTTTATCATGCTTATACCGATGCCGAGATAGCCGAGCGTAATAAACCGACCTTGGACGATCGAATCACTACGGTAGAGGCCCAGGCAACCTATACGGCCATGATGACCGACACCCTGATGACGGAGGAATAAGTTATGCTGAACATTGAGAAGCTGAAACTTTGGTATCCGAAATTGTGGAACAAGAAGATGATGGCCAATGCCGTGAAGAAATGCGCTATCACCGCAGAACAGTATAAAGAGGTCACCGGTGAAGAGTATCCCGGCTGACCTTTTGCTTTGAAAGGAGAAAACTATGACTACAAACATGATGCCAGGGACTATGCCCCAAGGAAGTCAAAATAGTTTTCTGCAACCTCAGCCTGCGATTTACCCGACTGCTTATCCGGCGGCACCGAATGTTGGTGCTGTACAGGCAAGACCGAGGAGCATCCCGGGGCGGATGATTTATTCGCCTGATGAGATTATGCCGCAAGAAGTACCGATGGATGGCAGCGTGAGTTTATTCCCGATGCACGACTGGAGTTGTGTGTACGGGAAATGGTGGACCTCCAACGGGCAAATCCAGACTGTAAAGTTTGTTTTGGAGAAGCCCAAGAAGGAGATTGACGAGTCTTCCGCGAGCATTGCTGATATTTCCGAACGGCTCTCCAAGGTAGAGCGATACCTTTTTAAGAACAAGCATAAGCAAAGACCAAATCAAAATGAACCAGTGAAGGTGGAGGAAGCTCCACATCCGGAATAAACAGGAGCGACTGAAATGGCAAATACAATCGTTCTGAACGAATATACTGCTGCCATTAAGGACAGCCCGAAAAAGTATCTCGAATTTGGCACATACGACAGCTATGGCCGAGAGCATATAACCGTCATGCCTGAATCCGGCTGGGAGGACCTGAGTGTATATGTCACTTTTATTTCTCCCAAAAAAGTAAAGCGAACAGTATTGCTCACCGATCCTGTTATTCCTGTGCCAAAAGATGCTACTGCAGGTTGTTGTGGATTTGGGGCGATTGTGTTTGCCGGTTATAAAGATGGTGAATGCATTATCACCTGTGATGTTCCATATTATCTTGGGCATCACAGCAACATTGAGCCAGATGAGTATGATGAAGAAGATGTCAAATTACTTGAGCAAATAATGTCCATTGCTGAATTTCTGCGAAATTTAGCGCGGGGTGGCAAAAAAGGACAAGTATTCACGAAGCTTAGCGACAAAGATCTGGATATCGGATGGGAAACACCAAAAGAGTCCAGCGGAACCGTAATTGATTTCAAAATAGGCAATGGATTGCTCTATGATGAAGCAACTAAGGTTCTCTCAGTCGATGTTGCGAATGACGCAGAGAAAGATAATACTCGTCCAATTTCGAGCGCAGCTGTCGACACAATCGTCGGAAACATTGATGTCCTTTTGAGCGGCATTTGAAGGAGTGAAGAAATATGAGCATTGCAACAGAAATTACAAGAATTCAATCTGATCGTGACCTCTTAAGAACCAAGGCTATCGAGCTGAAGTTATCTACCAAGGCCGATGTTGATACCGTTTCTAAGGCAATTACTACGACCTCGAACCTGGATGACCTCGCTTCAGCATTCGATTCTATTACGAATCAGGGAAGTGTCTCAACCAGTGTCAAGGAAGGCGAGACCTACACCATTCCAAAGGGCTACCACGATGGCACTGGTACAGTAAGCGGCGTAGCAGGCGGCGGTAACTATAGCTTGCAGAGCAAGACTGTAACTCCGACCAAGGCAAACCAGCAGATTACTGCAGATGAAGGTTACTATGGCCTCAGTGATGTTACGGTCAACGCCATTCCTAACTCTTACCAGAATGTCACGAGTGTGACTGCTGCAGCAGGAGATGTTCTTACTGGGAAGGTTATTGTTGACAAGACCGGCAAGCAGATTGCAGGTACCATGCCTAATAATGGTGCCGTGGAGAAGACCCTTGATGTAACTACGCCTTCCTATACGGTTCCTGCCGGTTATCACAATGGCAAAGGTGTTGTGAAAATCGTAACGGAGCAGAAGACTGCCACCCCGACTAAAGCTGAGCAGAATATCACTCCCACTGCGGGAAGTGTTCTGAGCAAAGTTACCGTGGCGGCTATCCCCGCTAAATACCAAGACGTGAGCAGTGTTACTGCTGCGGCTGGTGATATTCTGGCAGGGAAGAAGATTGTTTCGTCCACCGGCGCTGTTGTTGAAGGCACTATGGCCAACAATGGAGCTATTGCCAAGACCATTGATGGTCTGACTACTACGAGCGTTACAATTGCCGCCGGCTATACTTCTGGCGGTACAGTAAGCCTTACCAACGACATTGAAGAAGCACTTATGGCTATCTGAAAGAGGGTGGCAGCGTGAGTATTCAAAATGAAATTACCAGATTGAGTACGGCGAAAAAGGATATTGCGGCTGCCATCAAAAATAAAGGTGTTTCTGTCCCATCAGACCTTACGATTGATGGCTATGCTGCAAAGATCAATGAGATTATGGTGGCTGATGTATTTACAGGTGCCACGACTACCTCTGACGGTACGTCTGGCCTTGTCCCGGCACCGACTTCTGCTGATAAGGATAGCTACTTGAAAGGTGATGGAACCTGGAGTAAACCTGAGGCGCAAACGTCAATTAAAATTTGCAGATGGGGGGATACCTAATATGCCTGTATATTTTGGAAGCCAGAAGGTCAGCATTTTTGCAGGAGCCGGAAGTACAAAAGCACAAAGCAAAAGTATCGCCCCGACAGAAAGTCAACAGATTGTGACACCAGATGAAGGGTATGATTGCTTATCTCAGGTCACAGTTGGAGCCATATCGTCCGATTATGTCGGAAGTGGTATCACCAAAAAGGCGGCGGCGATCTATACGCCTGGCACGAGTAACCAGACGATTGGAGCGAATCAGTACCTGAGCGGTGCTCAGACGATCAAGGGAGATAGCAACCTGGTCGCTGGGAACATCCGCTCAGGTGTTTCTATTTTTGGGGTAACCGGCACGGTGGTGGCGGCATCCTCGCCAAACCTGCAGGCTAAGACTGTTACACCAGGGACTTCAAGCCAGACCGTAAGACCTGACAGCGGCTACGACGGCCTGAGCCAAGTGGTTGTGAGCGGCGATTATGATCTGGTGAGTGGGAACATTATCAGCGGCAAGACCATTTTCGGTGTACCTGGTTCTGTGGTGATCCAGAGGTATTACACCGGCAGCTCTGCACCCAGTTCTTCGATCGGCAGCAATGGTGATTTGTATTTGCAGACTGGGGGCTAATGTATGGCAAGTGTGACATTGGTTCCTACAGGATATGATGGCCAATACTCATCGTATATTTCTGTAGATGCATCTTATCCACTTTCAAATGGCCTCACCAGCGCAAGCAGTGGCACCTTTGCGGCGATAAACCTGAACAAAGGTGGCGGCGCGGTTTCTAAGCTGGCAGTCAAATTCGATATGTCAAAGATTCCGACCGACGCTAAGATCAATTCTATCTCTTGTAAGATAAAAGCCAGAATCTCGAACGCGTATACGTACATATTGAGTGGTGTTGCGCAGTTGTATTGCGGAACGGCCGGGTTGAGCAGCGAAATTGATTTGGGAACATCCGAAGTGGCTCAGTCTTTTAGTGATACAGGCTATTGGGATCGTGAGAGCCTGGACGATCTTATCTTGCTGATTACCTGTACACGCGGTTCGCTATCTGCAAACAGCAGCCAGACATTGCGTTTTTACGGAGCTGATCTGACTGTAGACTACACTAGCGGTGGTTCGACTGGCCCTGTGTTGAGCACCAAAATAAATGGCAGCTGGGTGAACGTATCTAAGGTTTACAAAAAAGTAAGCGGTATTTGGGTAGAACAGAGTGATATTGCAAACTTGTTTAGCCCTGATACCAATTACGTAAAGGGGTGAGATTTTGGCAAAGACTACAGAAACGATTAGCGAATTCACAATGAACATTCTTACCGCGGAGCAGTATGCAGATGCGAAAAAGAATAACCAGATCGACCCAAATCAATTGTATTTTACCCCTGAAAAAAAGTTGGTTGTTTCGGTATCTCAGGATGAGTATGAAGCAATGAAAGAGGCCGGTACGCTGGATGAGGATGTACTTTATGTTACACCCGCTAGTGAGTCCGTTACGATTCCCGAGGCCACGGAAACGAACGCTGGCCTAATGCCGCCTGCTTCTGTGACAAAGCTGAAAGGCATCGATGAGGGCGCGAACAAGTACACTCACCCCACGCATACCGCCCGGGCCAGCGGCCTGTACAAAATCACCGTGGATAAGCTGGGGCACGTCACCAATGTTTCTGCTGTGCAGAAAAGCGACATCACTCACCTGGGCATTCCGGATTCCAACACAACCTACGATCTGGCCTCGGACTACAGCAATGGCCTGATGAGCTCCGATCAATATACGAAACTAAAAGGTATTGCTTCCGGAGCCAATAAAACTACGGTCGACGCCACACTGTCCAGCAGCAGCGTCAACCCGGTGCAGAACAAAATCGTGTATGCGGCATTGCCATGGGAATACAGTGCTACATTTTATGTAGACAGCTGGAGTACGGCGACTTCTGATGAGCAAGCGCAAGGGTTTGCATATCGACAGGTTGTCACTCCAGTAAAGAAAATTTCGGTTGCTCCAACAATTACTGCAAATTCAATGTTTCTTGGATTTGGAAGTCCTAGTGATAGCTCGGTTCTTGCCACTAAAGTAGCACTTGCCGAAGCTGCAAACGTGATCAACGGCGGTCTTGTGTACACCGGAAGCAACTCTATAACTGTACTTGTTGAAGAAAAGCCGACTTCCGATGTTACGATGACTTGGTGGCTTAGAACTTAATCGCTATTTATAAGAAAGAGAGGTATTAACCATGTTTGACCCTGCCAAATTTGCTATGCAGATGATCCAGAATAATCCCCAGGTAATGAATAACCCTATGGCTAAGCAGTATCTGGAGATCATTCAAAATGGGGATAGTGCAAAAGGGCAGGAAGTTGCAAATAATATTCTGAAGACCTATGGAATGACGAAAGACCAGGCGATGAGCCAGGCCTTTAAGTTCTTTGGCATCAGAAAGTAAGGACGTTGAAAATTAAGAGAAGTACAAATTCTAAGGATGTCTGAACGCAAAAGGAATCCATTCATTTGGTTATAGGTCTTCAAGAAAGGCCTATCAATGCGCGCAGATAGGTTGAGTAAGAAAGACTTATGATAGTCCGTTTCTTTCACTCTACATTCCTTATGAAGGAGGAAAATCTTATGTTTAACGCAAATATGCCCTCTCTTTCCGATATTGCTGCTGTGACCGGAAACGACCGTGATGGCGGTTGGGGCGGTAACGGCTGGTGGATCATCATTATCCTGCTTGCCATGTGGGGCGGCTTCGGCGGATATGGCTGTGGTGCTAATGGTGGTTACGGCAACGGTGGTGGCTATGTTGCTACTGCTGCTACCCAGGCTGATATCCAGCGCGGTTTTGATACCCAGAACATCATCTCGAAGCTCGACGGCATCAATTACGGCATGTGTGATGGTTTCTATGCTGTGAACAATGGGATGCTGACGGGCTTCAACGGTGTGAATACCGCGATGCTCCAGGGCAACTTTGGTCTGCAGCAGGCCATCAATGCCAATAACGTAGCGGCTATGCAGAACACTAATGCTCTGCAGACTCAACTTGCCGATTGCTGCTGCCAGAACAAACAGGGTCAGGCCCAGATCCAGTACGATATGGCGACCAACACCTGCGCTATCACAAACGCAATCGCTCAGCAGACCCAGGCGATCATGCAGAATGACAATGCGAACTACCGTCAGCTGCATGATGAGATTGTGGCGAACCAGATGGCTGCCAAGGATGACACGATTGCTCAGCTTCGTTCTCGTCTGGCAGCGGCTGATCTGGCGGCTTCCCAGCAGGCTCAGAACACCTATCTCGTCAACCAGCTTCGCCCGCCCGTAAACCCGGCCTATGTCGTTACTAACCCGTATGCCGGTACCGGGACCCTTCCGTGCCAGACTGCAGGCTGCTGCGGTGTGAGCGCGTAAATTCAAAATGATACGAGGGAGGCTCACTTCGGTGGGTCTCCCTTTATATTTTTGATAGGAGGGTAGCTTGATGATTAAGCTGACAAATACCACTGAGCAGACTGTTGCCACTGGAGCAGCACTTACTTTTAACTCGGTGCTTGCGAACACCAATTGCTCTACGTGCCATCGGAAAGGCACAGGAAGTGTAAAACTGAATCGCAGCGGCGCCTATATGGTCTCGTTCCATGCGAATGTGACCGGGGCTACTGCAGCAACACCTGTACAGCTCGCTTTGGCTCTGGGCGGGGATGTCATGCCGGAAACGACTATGATATTTACCCCTGAGACGGCGAATACTGTAGGGCAGGTGTCCATCTGTCTGCCGGTCTTTAACTCGTGCTGCGACTACGACCGCGTGACCGTTGTGAACACTGGGACTACGGACATCGTTATCTCTGCGAACCCTATGCTTGCTATCAGCAAGATGTGCGGTTGATGGGAGGTGACGAACGATGAATGAGAAGAATATGGATCTTTGCGATATGAAGTGCAAACTGATCGATGCTCTCAAGACCCAGCTGTCCGGCGGTGTCGGCAATGTCGATGCAGAAGAAGCCGGTGAGGTTGTAGACATGATCAAAGACTTTGCCCAGACTGATTATTACGAGGCCAAGGCCCACTATTATCGGTCTGTGGAGAAGGCGATGGAAGAAGGAAAATCTCGTGGCCGTTACGGTTATATTCGTGGGCTTGACCGCTACATGGATGACGACCGTGACGGTATGGAGATGCCCGAATGGTGGGAGATGGATCATATGGCCGATACTGACCAGTTTGATCCTCGCCGCTACCGCATGGGGTACACGCCCAACCGTAAAATGATGGATGATAAAAATGAGAAGTTCGGAACCGCTTACCGTGAATGGGATGTTTCGAGACGCCATTACCATGATTCCAACAAGAGCGAGGATAAAGAGGAAATGAATCGACATGCGAGGGAGCACGTTGCGAATACACTTGAATCGATTCGGACTATCTGGTCGTCCTCCGATCCTGAGCTGAAGAAGCGGATGAAAGCCGACTTGACAGCGCTTGTTGGAGAGTTGACCGTCTAAAGGTCGTTAAAGATTTACGGTTATGAAGAGCTTTGTCATGAATGGATATTTGTGGCATATAGCTTTCGTAAACCCAGGCAGCGCCAAGCTCGTGGATAGGACCGGAACCAGCACACTTGCCACTACGGACCCTACCGTAATGAGGATTTATATTTCCGACGTTTTGAGTGGGCAAGAGCTGGAGACGGTGCTAATCCATGAGCTTGGTCATGCTGCTTTGTTTTCTTACGGGCTTTTGCCTGATATTCACAAAGCTGTTAAACGACAGTATTGGATGGAAGCTGAAGAATGGGTGTGCAATTTCATAGCGGATTACGGGATGCGGATATTCAGTATCGCGTATGAAGTTATGGGAGAGGATGCCTGGATGTTTATACCTTACGAGCTGGATCGTTTAATCGCGTAAGGGAGGTGTTTAAGATGGACGAGTGGGCTAAATTGCTCATCACCGTCGTGTGCAGCGTCGTGGCCTCCGGTGGGTTCTGGAGTTATCTCCAAGCTCGGCGTGAAAAGAAAGATGCCAAGACGAAGCTGCTCTTGGGCCTTGCACATGATAGGATTATGTCACTTGCGGCGCTATATACTTCGCGCGGGTACATCACTCAGGACGAGTATGAGAATTTCCATGATTATCTGTATGTGCCTTATCACGATAGTAATGGCAACGGCACAGGGACAAAGGCTATGGCAGAAGTAGAGCGGCTGCCAATGCACGAACACCCATTGAATAAAGAGGAGGTTTGATGTAAAATGAGTAACAAGACTTATGATATTTGCAAGTGGATCGCACAGTATCTACTGCCGGCTCTGGCAACGCTGTATTTTGCGGTATCACAGATCTGGGGCCTGCCGTATGGTGAGCAGATTGTTGGTACGATTACTGCCGTGGACACCTTCCTTGGTGTGCTGCTGGGTATCAGTACCGCCAATTATAACAAGCAGAACGGGGCAGAAAAAGGCGAGTGAATGTAGGTAGTTTGTACTTTATTCCTACATTCACTCGCATATTTTGTCGTTAGTGCGTCAATTATTTCCTTGTATCACTTTTGTTTTGAAAAAGTGCTGAGGGGCATAATTAGAAGTATTTAGCGGCATAACGTAGA